GCTTTAGCAGAGACAGGGGACACTAACTTATCTTATTATGTTGCTAAGCTAAACAATACTAATAATAATACAAATACACTGGGCAGCTTAGCTAATGTGCCTAGCGTGCGTTATCCTAGCATAAATAGTAGTAACCATGGTTTTATAATTAGCGTTAGTCTAATGGGGGTATAAATGTTAATACAGACAGCTTTTAATCCTTTACCTAACAAGCTGGCATGTAATAACGGAGCAGTCCTAATGGGCTCCTCGGTGTCTAGCATGTGTGCCGCCCTATCTCAATTAACACATGTTAAGTTTTTAGGGATGGCTAACTATCCCATTATGCGTAGCACATTTAATGCTTATACTTCCTCCCCTTATCAAGTGGGCGTAGCATATCCATCGAGCTTAATCACTATGCCTAAGGGGTATACTGAAAGCCATAAATTATTTTATGCTAGCACACCTATTAGCACACATCTATGTGCTATTGTTATTTATGAGTCGGGCACTAACGATAGTGACCCTACGGCTAGCGAATACTCACCCCGTATAGATATAGTAGTGAAAGCTCTTAATGATAGCGGTAGCGGATATACGGAGGTAGCCACTGCGGACTATGGTATTAGCATGAATAGCGGCAATAGTCTTTTATTACAAAGTGCCTTATATGACGCTGGGCGGCATAGTCACACTTACTATGCAGATACGGGCATAACTGTGCCCCGTGTACCTCCTACAAGCACAGCCTTAGAGCCACCCCGCCCCCTCTATTTACCACCCACAGCGGGAGGCTATGACGTTAGGGGGGAGGTAGTAGCTATAAATGTAGATGCTGAGGACTGCAAAATTAAAAACATTACGCTATTAGATGTTTATATACCAGAGGTGGCACCATGATAACCAATGATTTAGGGCGGCGGGTATTTTGCTTGCAGGTGGCGGGCTTATCGTACCGCTATCATAGCATCACCCCGCCCGCTAGCACTAATTTAGATGCTAATATAGCCACGGGTCTAGCCTATACAGACGTACAGGGCATTATAAGTGTAGGAGCTTTTAATAGTTCTATAGATCCTAGCGGGGGTCTAGCTAGTTACTCACCACTATCTATAGAGCTATCTATAAATAAGGATGGCTCATCTAGTGACCCTGGTATTATATTTGGCCGCGTAGGCAAAAGATCTAGTGGAGTAACACAATGTAATTTAGATGAAGTGCTTAATTTTGATGCACTACCACAAACAATAGATATAGATAAAGATTTATCGTCATTATCTACCCCCCGCTTAATACACATAGGAAGCGAGACATTTAGAGCTAGTGCATTTACATCTAGCACAGTTACTGTAGATGAGAGGGCGGTAGGCGGTAGTGAGTACCAATATCACGCGATAAGCCTACAAGGGTCTAGCGTGCCGATCTTATCTACTGAGATAACTATATTTAGAGGGCGGCGGTGTAAATTATTCATAGCGTATCAAGATAGCGCGGGTAATGTGTCGGATTATGAATGTATTATTAACGGCTTTATAGAGTCATCACCCAGCATAGAAGATGGGGACGCGGTAGCTTTAAGCATTTTGCCGCTCGTAAGCTTGATAGATAGTGAGCTTGCGGACTCTAAAAAAGGTATCTCGTATTTATTACAGGATTATCATTACTTTCATAATATGTCTAACACTTTTGAGTATGGCAGTGCGTGGGGTAATGATTACTATATAGAGCTTAGTAATCCTGTAGCTAGTGTGGGTCAAACTACACTAGATGCGGAGGGGTTCTATCTAGATCAAATATTTGATATTAACCGCCCTAATGGAGAGGGCTTTATTAATGCCCATCCTCGTTACCCTCTTATAATTATAGGGCGGGTAGACTATGTGGCTTTTCCTATTTCATATAGTGCGGGTAGCCCCCCTACAATTACAATAGATCACACAGTAGATGGCTCAGTTAGTCAAGCGGCTTTATTAAACTACTTTGTAGGTGTAGATATTGTTTATGGCCGCATTCCTAAACGGGGTGAGATTAAGCGGGTAACCGTGGGCACTCATGAGCTAAAGCTGTGGCCTGAGTGTTTAAATGAGGCATTATCTACTCAAGTATCTACTAGCTCTAATACGGGCATAGATGGTGTTAATCATGCTTTATCATTTGGCGGTAGCTATTCAAGTGCTACATTAAGAGCTACACCATTAGCTAATCACTTAGCATTAAGCCCACGGCACACGCCTCATGATGGAAAAGTGCACTTGTGGTATAGTTCATATTGGTATAACTCAAGCCCTAACTATCATTATGCACACTGGCCTAGTGATGAGATTGAAAACACTAGACCACTAAGAAATACTCATAGATTATTTTATCCACTTGATTATTGGATGGATGGCTCTAAGCCTAATTATGCTGGGAACTCATTAAAAGTGCGCACTATTGAGCTACCCAATAGACGCTATGCTAGTGAAGAGATACCCGTTAACATAGCGCGCGCTTATCATCAAGCTAATGAGCTAGGTATTTTATTAGAGCAGTCCTTAGGCTTGCCCACATCTAGCACTCCTAATGTTTATTTTAGCATTCAAGTACAAACATATGATTATTATCATAAGCGTACTAAGACTTTACACTATCAAGCCACTCATGAGGAGGCTGTTAGCTACGGGGGCAGCGTAGTAGGTTATCTGGTGAGATTAAGAAATTTTAGCGTGAATAAGGATAACGGACACTTTGGAGACTGGCAAGGTGAAGATAGGACGCAAGTTACTAGGGGGGTACTAGCTTATCAAGTTACACCGGGTGAGATCATGCTTATGATCTTACAAAGTGGCGGCGGCGGTAACAATGGTGATTATGATACACTAGGGGTAGGCTTATCTATACATGAAGATAATATAGACGTTAATTCATTTCTAATTAACGGCACAAGCACAGTGGGTGCACTTAATACTAATTTCTCTATAGATGATTTTAACCACCGTGACTTTATGGATAGCTTATTAAAATCGTTAGGCTGTATGATTACCATGAAGCGCACGGCGGGGGGCTTGCCTAAAATCACACTAAGCCCGCTAGCATCTGAAAATGATAAGTTTGTTAGTGCCACTATAGATGCGGGGGACTTCCTTAGTGATAGGCCACCTACATGGTCTATCTATGAAGATATAGTAACACAGATAGAAATTAAATACGGGTGGGATAATGATGAGAATGAATTTAAGGATAGCGTTATTTATAACAATCAAGACGCCATTAACAGATATGGTGGAGAGAAAAGCAAGATAAGCTTAGAGCTTTATGGTGTTAGTATTGAAGAGATAGGGGCGGGGGCGGGTGATGCTTACAACTACTTCCTCCCCATTGCTGCCCGTGTGTTTAATGTACTTTCTAATCCTATGAGACTGTGGACGGGTGACATAGGAACGGGTAAAAGCATCTATTTAGATGTGGGCTCATATGTTAAATGCACCTCACCCCATCTAAAGGGCATGAGTGATGAGTACGGCATAACAGATGAAATAGGCATGATAAAGAGTATCAATCAAGAGCTTATGTCGGAGGGATGTAGTTTAGAAATTATTAAAACTGGCATTACATCTGTAAATTGGAATAGCACTTTAAAAGTAACTTCTGTCACATCTACTACAGAGTTAACAGTATCTACTAATGAATTTAGTGATGATGATATAAGTTTTTTTAGCGTGGGTGATGTGGTAGACTTCTTGCCCTATGGCAATGAGGATGCGGCAATAACGGGGCTTAAAATTTTAACTATAGTGGGGTCACTTGTAACTTTTACTAGTGCCCATGGCGTGAGCACACTAGGCACATTAGAGCCTACGGTCTACACATCTGCGAGTGATGCACATAAAAAAGATGCTTACCTAGCGGATAATGGTATACTAGGCATAGCAGATGATGCACAGGAGTATAACTAGATGAAACATCTTACTAAAGCACAGCTTATAGAGCGTTTAAATGATGTGAGTGATGACCTGAGAAGATCTAATAGAGCTATCAATCAATTAAGAATAGATTTAGAGCCACATGATTTTATTGTTAAAGACTTCGATCATGAGACTACTTTTAATGATAAAGTTAATGAAGTGCTTAAGCGTAGTGAGAGTGAGTATAATTTAAATGTTACTGAGCCAGGGGGCGGCGGTGATAGCTCACGCATTAACGCATATATTAAAAGCGTAGAGGGCATAGGGTGGACTTGGGAAGATGACTATACACATAATGGGCAGTTCGCCTGGTGCGGTGCTTTTGCTGCATTCTGTTATAACTCAGCACGCTATAGCATACGCCATAAAGTTTTCCCATCTTGCTACAGAATGTATAACGCATGGGGCGGCACAAATCGCAAAGTTAAAGAAATATACACGGGTGATATAGTAGTAGTTTACACCTCAAGTGAGAGAAGCCCTACATATGGTAATCATATCACTATAGCACTAAGCCCCCCAGATAAAGAGGGCTTCTTTGAAACTATAGAGGGGAACGCTAAGGGCTATGGCCCTGATGGTAGCTATAGGGAGGGCGTATCTAAACGCACTCGTAACATTAAAGATGTGGCACATATTTATAGATTAGCTAGCGAGGATTATGATGAGTAGTAATATAATTAAGTCATTAGGCGGGCGTAAGTCTGCTATGTTTGTGCTAACATTGCTAGCAAGTGTTATGCTTGCTATATTTAATAAAGCTAATACTGAAATCTTAGGGCTTATAGATACGCTCTATCTAGTCTATGCGGGTGCCAATGTATCTGCTAAAAAGAAACAAGGAGTTAAAGAAGATGGGTAAATATTTAGTTAGTAACCCCGCCTCAGCGGGTCAAGTATTCGCTACTTATGATGCGACATCACAAGCAGATACTGACTGGCATAGTTTAGCAAGTGATGACTTTTATGATACTACCACGGGCACACAGTTAGACGCGGGGCTTAAATTCGCCTTTGTGGGTGTAGCTAGTGATAATACCACAGCTAAGACATTTATTAAACTACGTGCGGCTTCAGGTGCGGGAGACAGTACAGCTAATAGCGGCGGCGTTATCCCTGTGCTATCCACTTTTAATGTAGACAGTCAAGCATTAGCTAACTCTAATGTGACAAGCATAGCTTATAAAAAAGCTGCGGGCTCAGATATTGTAGTTTTATACTGTGGCTTTAATAGATAGGGGTGCTTGATGGCTATTAAATTTGATACGTTTAAAACTGGCGGGGGCTCAGCGCCTACAGGCGGCTTAGTTTATAAAGGCTCATATGATGCCGCTACCCAATCACCTAATCTAACGACATCTTTAAAAGGTGACTTCTATATAGTAAGCGTAGCGGGGGCACTTGCTACTATCCCCCTTAACGTGGGTGATCATATAGTATTTAATCAAAACGCATCTAGTCCTATTACTAGTGCTATGTTTGATGTGATTGATAATACAGATGCGGTGGCAAGTGTCAACTCTCAAACGGGCGTAGTAGTCTTAGATTCTGACAATATCTCAGAGGGCTCTACTAATTTATATTTCACGTCTGCGAGATTTGATACAGAGCTTGGCACTAAGACTACCACGGATCTAAGCGAGGGGGTTAACTTATATCATACAGATGCGAGAGTAGACGCACGCATAGCACTTGCTACCGCTAATGATTTAAGTGATGTGGATTACACCGCGGGTGCGGGTATTGATGGCTACGTCATGAAATATAATAACACTACGGGCAACTGGGAAGCTCAAGCGGAATCTGCGGGCGGTGTAACTAGTGTTAATGGTGATAGTGGGCCCGCAGTCGTTTTAGATAGTGATGATCTCGCAGAGGGGGCTACTAACTTATTTTATACGGATGCGAGATTTGACACACGCCTAGCTACTAAGACCACCTCAGATCTTACAGAGGGAGCTAACTTATATCATACAGATGCGAGAGTAGACGCACGCATAGCGGCGGCTACTGCTAATGATTTAAGTGATGTAAGCTACACAGCGGGTGCGGGCATAGACGGCTATGTCATGACTTATAATAACACTACGGGCAACTGGGAAGCAGCGGCGGCGGCGGGCGGTGCGGTAGGTACATTGCAACAAGTCACAGATCAAGGCTCTACTACCACCACTAATATTAGTGTGGCTCAAGTCACTATGGGTGGTGACCTCTTAGCAGATGGCGTGCTTACTCGCACTATAGGCGATGAGACTAATAGATTTATCACAGCTCACGCAGATTTAAACGGGGCTGTTAGATTCAAAGCTAAAGCGGGCGTGGCACTTAGTAAAGGCGATGTCGTCTATATCAGTGGTGTAAGCGGGGGCGTGCCCGTAGTACAAAAAGCACAGGCTAACAGTGCTAGCACCATGCCTGCCTTTGGCTTATGTTATGCTAGTGCGTCATTAAATGCAGATGTGCAGATAGTCACACTGGGTAATTTAGATGGCATTAACACTGGCTCATTTAGTCTAGGCAATACGCTATATGTAAGTGAAACCACAGCGGGGGCCTTGACTAGCTCAGCTCCTACGGGTGAAAGTAACTTAATACAGAATATAGCTAAAGTAGTTAAAGTAGATGGCACAGGCAATAGCGGCATTTATAAGGTAGGCGGGGCGGGGCGTACCGCTGCCACCCCTAATCTAGATAGTAATAAGATATTCTTAGGTAATGGTTCCAATCAAGCTGTGAGCACTGCATTATCAAGCGTGAATCTAAGCTCATTTAATCAAGATTTAACTACTACAAATGTAAGCGAGGGCACTAATCTTTACTATACAGATGCGAGATTTGACACACGCCTAGCTACTAAGACCACCACGGATCTAAGCGAGGGGGCTAACTTATATCATACAGATGCGAGAGTAGACGCACGTATAGCACTAGCTACCGCTAATGATTTAAGTGATGTAAGTTACACAGCGGGTGCGGGCATAGACGGCTATGTCATGACTTATAATAACACTACGGGAAATTGGGAAGCTCAAGCGACAAGCAGCTCCAACCCAACGGTCACAAGTGCAAGCCCATCAAGCGCGTACACAATCAGCACGCATGCAGGTATCGAAGAGATATACATCCTCACGCCATCTGCGGACATATCTGTAAATCTTCCCTCTGCGTCAAGTTGTGGGAGTGGTTACAAGTATCAAATCAAAAATATGGCATCAGCCAATACTTTAACTATTGATCCGAACGGCACAGAAACAATCGATGGATCAACTACATTTGTTTTAAATGTACAATATCAATCAATTACCCTCATCACAAATGGGTCAAATTGGTTTATCATTTAAGAGATGGTTTTATGACATATAAAGCGACTAACACATTTACAACGCATTTTATTGAGTTGACTTTATCAGCTGATCAAACTGTAACAAGTGCATCCACGCTGGTAAACTTTGACACAATCCGAAAAGACTCAGGGGCGGGAGTTTCACTTGTATCAGGAGGTAGTGGGCGGATAAGATTGTCAGGGGGGCGGTCATATTGGATTCAAGGCTGTATCGCTATTGATAGAACTTCGACAGCTGACGACTACACGGGCAAATGGTACGATACAAGCGGGACCGAGTTAACAGAGTCAAGTGGTGCATGTGATTCAGAGACGCCGCGAGGTTTGAAAACTGATTCAAGAGTTTGTCAATTATTAGTCAATCCATCGAGTGATACTGACTATGATTTAAAATGCGAGGGAGCCGCAGGGAATGTTCTCGCAAATGGAACTCAATTAATCATTATGGAGTTTGTATGAGTTATCAACCAAGTATTACAACGCCCATATTTTTTGCGTATAATAGCTCGAATCAAACAGTGATTGGCAATACAGTCATGGATATAGACTCCTCACTCTATGCGGGATCGTTGTCTAGTAATAATCTGACGCAAATTCAAAAGAACACGTCAATAGGTGATGTTAAATATAATATGTCAAGAGATGGATTAAGAGCGACAACCGCAATCCGAAATGGCACGACCCAGTCAGTATCAAAAGGTTACAATTTAAATGGATCGGGCGGCGGGGCCAATGGTGTATGTGATGAGCTTACATATTCTACATTTGATCCTGCGGATTTGAATTTGTTTTGTAATCCCAGGGTTGCGGATACTATCACGATGCAAGCTACATATACTAGATTGACAGGAGCACTGATCTCATGACAGCATATTTTAAAAATACAAGCTCAATGAAAGCGTGCACGCTGGCAGGCAAAGATGCGGCGCTGGTTTCATCTGTTCGTTATCTCAAATTTGACCGAACTGATATTCCGAACGATATCCGAATATCTTCCACAAATGATTATCAGTTGATCTTGGATTATCAGTCTAACGCATCATTTATTTTAATCGGTAATACATCTATTAAACAGACATCAAGCACAGCGAGTGAAACGATATTTCAGTGGTATGATGAAACAAACTCTACATACATTGGCACTCGTGGAAGTCTATCATCTAACAGTGGCGGCTTGGCGATTGATCAAGAAGAAAAGAATCCTGCGTATAGATCAGCTGCAGCTGCAGTGATTCTATCGAGCGACTTCGGAGGTGCTGACATCACAGTATCATTGCGTGAAGTTAGCTCTAGTGGAACTATCGATTATGCATTTGAGCCTACAGGATTTGAAAATCACAGTGGATTTCCTTGTATTCAAATATACCAGTCAAAGTAAGGTTTTATAAGACGCATCACCACGGGTGACCTGGTAACTATTACACTAAGATAAATAGTTATTTAATTATAATATATGCACTAGTGCTAAGTGCTAGGGTGCCCGCTGCTATAGCTACATATTTAAGTATAGTGTTATTGGTATTGAGGCGTTTAATAGTACGCTTCTTACTCTCTACCTCATCACCTAGCATGCGTATAGTCTGCTTATAGTAATCTGGGTTACTATCGCATGTACTGTGGCATGTGTCTAGCTGATGTAGGCACACTGCGATACTATCTTTAATAGCTGCCTGGCAGTTATTAGCTTTAGCTTCTACTAGTGTCTTGAGTAAAATAAATTTATCCGCAGTAAATGCTAGATAATCATTATCAGCTTTAGTGCCACTCATGATAACAGTGCTATCTATCACCTTATCAGGTGCTACTTGTATACCAGTGACAAGTGAACTAAATAAAAAGATGGGGATCATGATAGCATTCATTTAGCACTACCACACTTTAAGTCTACTAGTAGACGCTTATAGCTATCTAGTGCATTCTTAACTTTATCAGCACATACGGACTCACAAGTGTTTATCTTGCACTCAGACTGGCATTTTATTAAATCACTAGTGCACATTTTTTGCTGATCAGCTTTATCTTTTTTACACTGTGCTAGCATATCCATATTATCTTTACACTGTATATGCTTAGGTATAAAGCCCTCTTTAACACCTATGCTATATGCAAAGATTAACGAGAGAAGCCACACGCCCCCTATTATCATATATATTTTATTGCTTAATGATGATATGTTAAAAGTATCTAATGACATAATAAACCTCATGATGTGGAGTTAGAAAGATGGACTATAATAGCTTAGCAAGCATAGCAAGCATAGCAGGTGTAATACTAGCGTACTTTTCTTTTATGAAAGATAAATTAGCTAATGCAGAGGAATTAGGCAAGCTAAAACAAAAAGTTACTAGCCTAGAAGAGCAGGCTAGGGCTAACGAGTCAAGATTCCAAACGATAGAAAGCAAGCTAGATTTAATACAGCAATCTTTAACTAGATTAGAGACACTATTAAAAAAAGACTAAATTTAATAATTGAATCTAAAGTGCTAATCTCATAGTCTAGCTAGACACCCCGACAACATCAAGAGGTATCAACTATGCAAAATGAGATTTTAGGCCGCGTATCTTTTGCGGCTCAGTACGCTAAGGAAACAAGCACAGGGCGTGAGACGTGGGCAGAGGCGGTGGATAGAGTTAAAACTATGCACTTGAATAAATTTAAATATAGTGATGAGGCACAAGAGTCCATAGAGTGGGCCTTTGAGTTCGTATATAATAAGCGTGTGTTCCCCTCTCAGCGGTCTATGCAATTTGGCGGGCGGGCTATTGAGCGTAACAACATGAGAATCTATAACTGTACTTACTCGACATGTAATAGAATAAGGTTTTTCCCAGAGGCATTTTGGTTATTACTGAGCGGATGTGGCACGGGCTTTAGCATACGTAAAAAGCACACTAATAAACTGCCCTTTATGATCTCAGAGGAGACATTAAATAAACGCCCCCCACAGACTCATATAATAGCAGATAATATAGAGGGGTGGGCTAATGCAGTAGAGATGCTTATAAGTAGTTACTGCCTAGGCTCATACTATGATATACGATATGAGACAGAGCCACATTTTGATTATAGTAAACTCAGGGCCAAGGGTGCTAAAATATCAAGTGGCGGGCGGTCACCAGGTTATAAGCCGCTTGAGACAGCTATAGAAAAAATACGGGCACATCTTAAAATGATGGTTAAACGAGATAGAAAATTTAGGCCCATTGATTGCTTAGACATTACCATGTTTTTATCTGAGGCAGTGCTTAGCGGGGGCGTGAGACGCTCAGCTAGTATAGCTATATTTGATAAAGATGATGAGGAAATGATTAACGCTAAGCGGGGGGAGTGGTGGAAAGATAACGGGCAACGGGCTTATGCTAATATTAGTGCGGGCATTAAGACAGATGGCAATGAAGATAAACATCTAGCTACTAAAATTTTAATGAGTGCTAAGGAATGGGGGGAGCCTGGTATAGCTTTCTTTAAGTCGGATCATCACGGTACTAATCCATGTGCTGAGATAGGCCTTTTAGGGCTGTGCATTACAGATGGCAAAGGTGACCTTATAGATGATGTAACTATAGATATGCTTGAGAATATGGAATATTACCAAAGTAAAAAAGGCTATTCATATCACCACGGGTGGCAAGCATGTAACTTAACTGAGATCAATATGGCTAGAAATAAAACTAGATATGATTTCTTAGAAGCGTGTAAAGCGGCATCTATCATAGGTACATTACAAGCTAGCTATTTAAACGCGGGCTATCTAGCACATACATCTAGACGCATCATAGCACAGGAAGCATTGATAGGCGTAAGCTTAACGGGCATGTGTGAGAATCCTATTTCATTTGATGCTGAGATTTTAAGAGCGGGGGCGGCTATAGTGAATGCTTTTAATACGCAGTATTCCGATGTGTTTAGAGTTAACTATGCTAGCCGTACAACTTGCATAAAGCCCAGTGGTAATACATCCACAGTGGCGGGCGGTATCTCTGCGGGCATCCATCCACATCACGCTAAGCGATACATAAGACGTATGCGTCTTAGTAAAGTTAATCCCATATGGGATGAGCTACTAGCTAAAGTGCCTGCGGCTTGTGTAGATTTAGATGAGCACACGGGGATAGTACAGTTTGCATGCTCTGCACCTGAGGGCAGCATCACTAGAGAAGATGACACAGCACTTAATCACTTAGAACGCGTTAAACTAGTCTATGAGAACTGGGTAGCACCTGGTAGCGTACAGAGTAGAGTAGAGGGCCTCACGCATAATGTTAGTAATACATGTACAGTTAAGGAGAATGAATGGCCAGAGGTAACTAAATTTATATGGAATAATAGAGAGTCATTAAGAGGGGTGGCACTGCTTAGCTATGTGGGTGATCATATGTATAACATGGCCCCTTATCAGACAGTAGTAGAGGGCACAGATAGTGCTAAGCTGTGGGATGATCTAGCGGCTATTAACTGGGATGAGGTAGATTTAAATAAGCGGGGGGAGGGTGAAAGCCCCACACTAGAGCCCGCTTGTAGCGGTGGCAAGTGTGAATTGACTTTTTAATTGACAATCAATTAAAATAAATTTATAAAGAGCAATAAGATTAGATATGTCCTTTTGCCCTTGTTTCTCCTTTTAGCAAGGTGCCCCCAGCTAGTCATAGGTAGGCCCTTATCTTTTAGATTTTGCTATGACTATAATGCAATTAGGCCAGGGGGAGGCTAGTATACACATAGCGTGGGTGCTAGTTGTTTAGTAATAAAAGCCCATGCTATTTAATTACATTTTAGATGCGTGATACTGCATAATTAAATCAAATAGTGACCAGTCGTTAGGATCACCCACGGCGATATATTCTTTAATATCATTTAACGCATTAGCATTAGTAATCCCCTTGGCTGCTAAGCACGTACTATAAAATGCCTCGCATCTCATACGCCCTATGGCAGTCTCTAAATGTGCGAGTGTATTATCTGCGTAAACAGTTTCTAGTAATATGGGGTCTAACTCCTCAGCCAGTGCTACTTGTTTATCCTCACTTAAGGTGCCTACGTCTAAATCATCTGCATTAGATGTAACGCTAATGAAGTAAGGCTTAGCCATCACTTGACGCTGTGCGGGTGCGGGTGCGGGTGCGGGTGCGGGTGCGGGTGGCACAGACGGTGGCGGGTTACTTGGTACACGCTCACCCTCTACACTTTGAAATATGATTTTATCTTTCTCTGCGTCTGATAATTTATCATTCATTTCTGCGAGCTCATCAGGGCTATAAGTTTGGCCTATGATGTCTGAGTAAAAAGCACGTAGTAAAGCTGTTAAGCATCTCTTATGCAGCATATTTTTAGGCATAGTCTTCCATGCCCTATTATTCAATAAGCCGCGTGCCTTAGCATCTGCAATAGTAAAAGACCATGTATGCTCTGGTATATCAAAGTCTAGTTCATCTCTACGCTTAGTGCCCAGTGTGCATACGTTATCATTAAGCTCAATAATGCGGATATAGCCACATACTTTAGTATTGTTATTATCACGATAGCCAAGTACGATACCCGCCATAGCATCTGCATTAAGTGCGGGCTTGCCACTAATTACATAAGTATGGGCTAGCGTGATAGCTACATTACCATTATAAAAGTGCCCAAAGGTAGCGAACGCCACTTTATTATCATGATAGTCTTTTTGATTTTTAGATAGTGCTGAGATTAAAGTCTCTTGATCTTGTGTAAACATAAGTTACTCCTTAGTGGTATAGTGTGTTAATTAAGTGTTTAATGTAATCATCATCTGTGCCTCGCACGAATTCAGAATAGACATTAACAAGGTGTGAGAAGTCACGGGCATCTAAGTCTAGCTTCTCACCAGGGAATTCACCCCATGTAAAAAGTAGCTGCTCTGCTTGTTCTTCAATTTTAATTTTATTAAGTACATTCATGTTAATTAGGTGCTGTATATCCTCATCATGCACCCGCTCTAAATGTTGCATAGTTTTAAATAGTGCTAGCACTACATCATGTTGTAATTGCTTAGAATACTTGCTTACTTTTATAGTAGAATAATCAGTAACATCTTGATAGCTCATAAGAGCTAGGGCTATTAAAGCAATGATTAAAAGATATAGCATTATTTAAAGTCTCCTAGTGTAAGCTGTACGCCAGTTAAGGCATAGTGAGAGTTAGCTAGTCTTAACGCACTAGTCATTCTCATATCTCTTTTTAGTAAGTTAGTTAACTCGCTAGAAGTTAATCCCATATGCTCTGCTAGCTGAATCATGGTTAAGCCTTTAATAGCTAGCTCTGATTTGATTTTATTTTTTAACATTTTGTTTTCCCTTAGTAGCGATTAAATTGTCACTGTTAATAAGCTGGATGAGTTCGTAGTGAAATAGTTCCCTTACTGTGGCATGATTGCCTGAAAGAACATATAAATATGTCATTGCTTCGCAACTTGGATCTCCATTATATAATTTATATTCTAAAATCTGAGTAATCTCAAAGATCTCTTTTGTTGCTGGGTCCTCAAATGTATCAATTAATGAGAAGTTCATGTTGTTTCTCCTTAGGTGTGTGTGTTATTTTGTAAGTGCATCTCTAAAGCTAAGTCTAGCCCAAATGCATAGTTTATCAATATTGATAAGGCCACTCTCATTAACAATGAATAGCCAGTCGTTACTTGGAAATGAAAGCAAGAAATCAATAGCAGAGTCACAAGTAAAGTCTTGATCATAAAAAAAGCTTAAGTCTTGTAATACATCTTGATTAACAAAATCATTTAATGAGAATGTAGGTCTTGATGATCTTAGAAAGTTAAGCATGCTAGATACTTCTTGATGTGTCGCTTCTCTGTTATTCATGTTGTCTCTCCTTAGAGTGTTTGTGTTAATGACGTTGCCGCCTGGTGATGATTAACTATAAACATAATCTTTTTTATATGTCAAATCTTTTTTTAAAAAAAATAAAAAACTTTTTTATAATAATATTTCTTGACGCGATAATCACATATATATATATACATAGACTATGTGCTATGTAGCACGCTTAACACACGCACCCATGGAGTAAAGCATGGTTAATGAATACGACTTACGCTATGCAGTAATGCAAGCGGATATAAAACCTACTGTTAAAGTAGTAATGCTAACTATACTCATGAAAGTAGACTGGCACACATGGACTAGAACAATAGCATTAAAGTCTATAGCTGATTTTGCTAAAGTCAGTTACCGCAGTGTACTAAGAGCACTAGATGAGTTAGAGCAGCTGGGGTGGATAAGTAAGGATACTAAACGCATTCAAGCTAAGAACACACCCACAAGCATAACAGTACATCATTTAGTAATCTTTCACAGTGAAGTAAAACAAATTAACGTAAATGATAGTGACAAATTGTCATATGACAAAATGTCATCATGTCAAAATGTCACTAGGGGTAGTGACAAAATGTCACTAGGTATATGCCAGAATGTCACTATGGATAGTGACAAATTGTCATACAATACAATATATAACAATATTAACAATAATAATAACAATACGGATAACTCAGATTATGAACATTACAGAGCTTACTATGCTAGTCATAATTTTAATATTGATGGCCCTTGTAATGCGGATGAGCTAAGGCCAGATGTATTAGAATATAGACTATCACAGGAGCCTACTTGGCAGCGTCTAAATAAATTTACTAATTACTCACAAGCTAAAGCTGAGCTATTGAAGCGTGCCCAATGGTTTAACATCACACCAGGTGCACAGACTCAAAAGTTTATTAGATACGAGATTGCTAACGAGGGGGTAACATGGAAAAATTAGGCACTGCACTTATAAGCATATTGGATGGCATCAACATAGCACCAGGTGCTAAGCCGCCCCCGCCCCCTGAGTATCTTAAAACAGTTAATGCAGATTCATTGCATACACATCATTTAATTAAGCGAGGCAAAGCACGCTACTTAGTAGCGGGTGAAGTGCCATGTAATTGTGCTAACGGTTATGTTTATAAGCGAGATGGCTTTAAGCCTATGGCCTTGCCATGTCCTACATGTTCTAATCTAGCACAAGCACTAAATAGACTACAGAGGGCACACTTACCGAATGATGCCTATGATGCCTCCTTGGCTAATTACATTTATGATAGCCCCGCACAGCAAGCTATGATTAGTGATATTCTTAGCAGCTATCTCCCTCATATACCGCCATCTTTATTTATGTATGGTAAAAGCGGTAATGGTAAAAGCACTATAAGCTATATCATTGCTAAGCACTTGAGCATGGCGGGCTATAAGGTTAAGTATGTGCATCATCATCATGCTTTTCAAAATGAAAAGAAAAGCTGGGGCACTAATGATAGCTTCTTAGATTCTATGCTAGATAATGTTGATATTCTTTTATTGGATGAATTTGGCGGCCTAGGTGGACGCTCTAATTATAGTGAATGGTTTACTACTACCACTATAGAGCTTATAGGCATCATGTATGAGAAGTACAGAGCAGGGCAGCTAAGCATAATATTAACTAGCAATCTCACGCCTAAGCAAATCTTTACTAAGCTTTTAGACCGTAACGAGATGGCACTTAGTAGACTACAGAATATCTTTGGCAATCCCCTACACATGATAGGGCCAGATAGACGTGCCAAGGGTCAAGAGGTATCTAGATGGATATAACGCTTATATGGTGCCTATCAAGATAGTCTAAGCCGTCTCTATTATATTTACTATCTGCACTCACTACCACTGTTTTAAGCCCCGCATGATGAATAAGGCGGGCACATGCTAAACATGGATTAGTACTTATCACCATAGTACACCCCTCTAAAGCTATGCCCGCACGGGCGGCATTAGCTATGGCGTTTTGCTCTGCATGATGACATCCCCACTCTATACGGGTGCCACTCTCTATATGGTATCTATCCCTATCACAAGCCTCCCCACCACATAGCAAGCCCACTGCTTTACGGGGGGCCCCGTTAAAGCCCGCACTTATGGGATTATTATTAGCATCAATTATAAAGGCCCCTACTTTACCACGTGGGCAGTATGAGGCACTAGCGAATAGTTTAGCATGCTCTAGCCAGTGCTTATGCCACTTATTCATAAGCATACATCCATTATAAACTTAAAGCTTTCGTCATTCTCTACTAGTGCCCTAATAGCTTGAGCATAGTATTTAATCTCTGCCTGTGCATCTTTAGCTAGTCTTAGCTGTAAAAAGTGTATTACGGCATGCAGTGATGCACTCCAATAGCATTCTGTAAACTGAGCTAGAGGCAATATCATGCGGGCCTGCTCACGTGCTACCCCCTGCTTAAGCATCTCTTTATAGGCAGCATAACTATACTCACATGCTGATAAGTATAAGTCTGTGATAGCCTCTTGATTATTCACAGCACCCCCGCTGCCTTGCTTAACATCTTTAATGGACTTACGCCACACATCAGGGCAATAAATGCTATGATCCAGTTTAACATACCGCCCGCTTATCTCATTCCATGAGCACCCTACTTGATGCTTTTGCCACTGCCTTATCACAAATATAGGGGCCTTAATATGGAATGTAAAAAACGCATGTCTAAAGGGGGAGGTGTGCTTATGGGTCCATAAGTATTTAATTAAATTCTTATCTTTATCTGTTAAGCCGCCCTCTACTCTTTTGCCAAAGCTCACACGGGCAGCATTAACTACACTGGTAGCACTGCCCATAGTATCCACTAGCTCTATAAAGCCAAAGTCATCTATCTTTTTTTTCATAAACTTACTCTTGATTAAGTTAAAGTAATTTATTATAACTAACATTAGAGGTGATATATGTCTAGTAATAAAACACAAGTAACAGTCTCGCTACTTTCAGAGCAAGTAGAATATTTAGATAGCATAGCAAGTGCCCAAGTTATAAGCAGAGGGCAAGCCGTTAGGCAGATCATACAAGAAATGATGGCCACGGGCGTACCCACTAACTTATCATTAAATGATAGGGTAACTTATTTAGAGAATGAGCGAGATAAGCTTTTTAACTCTATAAGGGATCTTGACTTCCAAATCACAACTATAAAGGGGCAGCTAGATGCTTAATAAAATAATGTTAATAGGTAATGTGGGGGCGGACCCTGAGCAAGCTCCTAGCTATAGTAAGCTAGTAACTTTTAATTTAGCCACCTCTGAATATATTAAGGATAAAGAAAGTGGAGAGTTTAAAGAGCTTACTATCTGGCATAAAATTAAGTGCTTTGGCTATGTAGCTGAAAAAGCCCTTAAGCTTGGTAAGGGGTCTAAAGTTTACATAGAAGGCAAATTTAGAAGTGATAGCTATGAAAACAAAGAGGGTAAGAAAGTAACTACATACTATGTGGTGTGTGATAAGATTACGCCTCTTAATAAGCTCACCACTGCTAAAGAGAGATGGGCATCTAATTTAGAAAAGAAGCCAGAGCTAGACTTAGATACTAATGATGGGGGCTTTATACCATGGGATCAATAGATAACAAAGCTTTAGAAGCTTTAGCTAAGCGTGAAGCTGCTAGTGCTAGAGAAGACTTGAGTATAACGCGTACATATAAGCGTACTAAGTATTGTGCTGAGATAGTAGACGCTATATGTGACGGGCTAGTAGCGGGCCTATCCATTAAAGCTGTATGTGGTATTGTTAATATTAGTGAGCAGACTTATTATAATTGGATGGAAAAGTACCCAGATTTTAATGAGGCCGTTAATAGCACCCGCCCAGCTTTTGAGGCACAGATGCTAGAGATCATTAAGCAACAAGCTCATGATGACTGGCGGGCGGCGGCATGGATACTAGACCGCCGTTATCCTAGGGAATGGGGAGCCCGCAAAGAATTAGATTTAAACGTCAATAAAACAGATGGCACCGAGCAGGTGTTATCATTTATTAAGCAAGCACAGGATAAACTAAAAAGCTCAACTGGTAATAGCTGAGCTTTTTAGTCTTAACACAAAACACCCCTAAAAAAAGATAGGAGTAAATCATAGCTATCATGAATACTAAACTAAGTAAAGAAGATTTAGAGGCACGTGCTTTAAATCTCAATATCCATAATCACTGCCTTTTTTTATTCGCTTCTATGCTTAAGCGGTGCAATATGGGTAACTATTATAAGCAGCGTAATCCGTTTACATTTAGAGAATCCACAGGGCAAGAGATTCCCATATGTGATGCTTTATACTATGATGAGTATGAGCAAGTGCTAGTAATTGAAGTTAAGACTAGACTAGTTAAAGATAGTCAAGTTAATGTAAAGGACTCGGTTAAAAGTGCTATTCTTAAAGAGTTAAAGAGTGAGCTATTTAATAATTATTTTATAGTGCCCGTCTTTATGTACACGGCCATTAATCGTGATGGGTGGAATTTTAGAGACGCTCAAGTCATGATGTACTATGGTGATAGTAATACTAAAGTATGGACTGAGCCACGCGCCCTCGCATCTTATTATGAAGATATTAAGGATAGCGGTAGCATTCACGATTTATTTAATAACTTAGATAGGCCCCGATGTGTTAAACTTGAAATTATACCGCCCACACCGCAGTTAGAAACCATTCAAGAGAGGGACAATAAGCCCCCCATTATTTCAAGGCGACTCAAGAGTAAATACTTTTATATTAGATATGATCAAAAGCCATTAAGAGGATGGCAACATTTACATGATATTATGATAGACTCAGGCTTTTATGATAATTCTAAAAGAGCTACCTCTAATATTTTAAGATCATTAGCGGGGGCCGTGGGTACTGGGGCTATGAGCTTAGTTATAGAGTGTCAGGGTGATATGTTTGATTTAGATAAAAGTACACTAGAGGCTACTCTATATAAGAGCTCTATTAGATACGGCTTTAAACCAAGCTTTTTAGAGATGCTTAAAGAGTCTGACTTACTAATTATATTTATGAATGAGAAGTATATACCCAATGAGGAAGATTTTAAACGATTCACTAAGCACATGGATAGTATAAGTGGTAATATTAAATGAATTACAATTATCTATCATTAGTGCTATTCTGCGTGAAGATAAAGTTATTAGTGCTCGCTGTGGCTGGGGAAGTGGCAAGACAAGTGCTTTAGTATTCTCACTACTCACAGTGGCTAAAATGAGGCCAGGCACTAGCTCGCTCATAGTGACAGATACCACGCCCCGCTATAACTCAGTACTTATGCCAGAAATAGAGAAGTGGCTAGCCCCCTTGGGATGGTCTTATAATCACACTAATAAGGTGTGGCTAGATACACATACGGGGTCTAGTGTCTGGTGTAGGTCATATTATAGACCAGGTACACGAGAGGCTACTCATAACCCCCTAGAGG